TTCCTAGAGGCATTGTAGGCCTTGTAATAGGCAGCAGCGCAAAGCTTACAGTAGCTTCCTAACCCATCTGTATTAATTTTTGATTTTAAGTATTCTGTTGTCTCTTTAGGAATTAGACATTTGGCGCAAGTTTTCACGATTCTTGTAATCTCCGTATTCTTTAGTTTTAATCCTATGGCAAGATTTGCATAGGGTCTGTAGGTTATTAATATGATTATTTGATCTGTCCCCGTCGATATGATCTACATCTAATAGCTTCTTATCTAATGGAACTGTAAGGCATCTTTCACAGTGCCCTTTTTTAGCCTTCCTAGCCTCTCTACGGCATGTTAAACAGCTGGACCTATACTCTTTAGTGCCCTTCTTACTTATGCCCTTTAAATTGGCTTTCCTGCCGCATTTACATAGTGGAGTCATGAGACACCAAAAATCCTAGGCGGGCGGCGGGGGCGGTACACTCTTTACAGTAATCAAGGAAGCGCAGGTAGGTATTACATTTGTTGCAAAAGTATATATCTCCTTGTTCTACCATGACATAATTCTTTCTTTATCTTCTTGACTAATAATCTTAAAATTAAAAGGTTCGTTAGAACCTTCTTTTGTATCTTTTAAAGTATCTTTTAAAGTATCTATTAGTTGGCCACTAGTACCATGGGTTGTAGACTGTGTGTCTAATGGTTGTGGACACAGTGGCGTATAGGTATTAGAATCATTGTAGCGTCTTACTGACACTAGGTGACCTGTAGACACTAGCTCATTCTTAGCACGAACAACTGACCTGATTGACAGACCAGTTTCTTTTGCTATAGTTTTGTTGCTTGGGAAAGAATAATCCCAAGTCTTCCAGTTAAAGTGTGAGCCAATAACGCAGCCAGTAATTCTGGCATTAGTTGTTAGTTCTGAGGCAAATAAAGCCCTTTGGTAATCAAACTGATTCATAGGTATCTCCTTTCTGGTGAGATAACCTAATTATATAATGCTATATTCCTTATGTCAAGTCCTACTTCTCTATGAGATGCAAAAGGATTTCATGCTGTCTTGCTTCAAGTCTGGTGATTTGATCCTTGAGAGATGAGCCTGAATTTGGGACAAGTTCATTTAAATAGTGTTTTACTAACCATCTAACCATTCCTATTAGTTGTATTTGGATTAATATGATCCCGCCCACAATTGATAAGGCCATGTTAAATGCGTTCATAATGAATCAAATCCTTCTGATATGTAATTAAATTTTAGTTGTGCTAAATAATTTGGAGCTTCATTTAAATTATTAATATAATAAATAAATTCTTCAAATGATTCTTCACCGTGATCTATAATTTGCTCTATTGCTTCTGGATGATTAGAGTTTAAACGAATAACTCCATCAGCTTCTGCAGTTGCCGATCTTCCAGCTATATCAACAGTAATAAAACAACTACAATCAATATCTAAATCTTTAACCAAAGTTTCCTGTCCTGGATTTCCTGGCATATCTTTAATAGACTGCCTAACCCAATCTACAGCAAATTCACTTATATCAAAACTAAATGATGGCATTAAACATTTCCAGCAATTAACATAGCACGATATTTGTATCCTGCCTTTAATCCCATTGGACCAAGTAAAGGTGCTGTTTGAAGTATTTTCCACTGCCCGTCTACATAAATTTCTTCACCATTTGCATCTACTATGTTAAACAAATAAGCATTAAGCTGCATTTTGCTTTCAGATTCAATAACTAATTCTCCAAGAAGATTTACAGACAGAGCAAGAGATACCTGTGTAGGAGATTCATCATAAACTCTTTCAGTTACGGTGCCGTCTGCAGATGTAACTACTCTATATCCGTACAAATCACCAATATATAGATACTGTTTAGTTGTATTGGGTCTCATTAAATGCGTCTCCAGTCAATATATGTTGGCCACTGGAATATTTTTCCAGTCTTAATGCTGCGTGGTTTCTTGAAAGAAAGTCCTCTAGCAGCCATTACTGCAAGTGGAGCAATGAATGGAGCTGACATAGCTGTATTAAAATTCTGTACTGAATCTCCTGCTCCAACTGAGTTAGATGCTATTTGTGTATAAACAGTATCTTCATTATCAAGCATATATGCTGATTGGTAAGCAGTCATTTTATCTAGAAGCAACAAGTCAGATGGATTTTCAACATCAATCTCATCCTTGCCTATAAATATTTCAATTACAGCCTGTGCTCTTTTAATTAAAGCAATTGTTACATCTGCATCTGTATATTCTTTTACGCTGTTAACTGTGCTAAACATTATCTATACTTCCTTCCTAGTTCACGGACTCTAATAGTATGTGAAGTTGTAAAATCTAATTTTCCTGTCCCGCTTAATTTAAGCTGGAATACATAGTCTCCAGCGTAATCAAAAAGACTACGGGTGGTTGGCCATTCAAATATAATTATTCCAAGATCCTTTGCAGATGTATTTAATGTTGCACCTGTAAGGCTTATTTCTTCATTTCTTGTTCCTAGCAAGATTGCTTCAATTGTAGTATAGGCAGAGAGGTTAAAATCATTTCCATCTTGGTCCTTTACTTGAATCGAAAGAGGTCTTGCAGGAATTTGGTCTATCCAGTATTGACTAATCATTTGATTACGTCCTCTCTTATATATAGTATTGGGTCTACATGTAGTATTTGTAGAACAACTTGGTCTTCTGAAGCAACTATAGCTCTTGAGTTAACTCTAAGAATAGCGTTTGCAATCATAGGTTCTACTCCAATGGTTGATCCTGGCTTTACAATATCAGCTGTTGCTGTCATAGGTAAAGCAAGTATTTGTCTTTCACCACTGCTAAATTGTGTTTCTTCTATTGTCGCTGTTGCAACCATAGCTTGTGCTTTAAAGTCTGTAATTCTATCTGGAATAGCTGCTGCATTTGGCATTTGTGCTGTTGCTTCAAATGCTTCTGGCCTTAATACAGTTCCTTCAAGAACTTCTCTATTTGATAACCAGCGGAATCCGTTTGTAATAGATGACGGAACTTCAAATATCGCTCTTGGATATTGATAAGAAAATGATGTCTTAAACCAAACAGAGCCAGAGGCAACTGATTGGAATGATATTCCACCGTTCTTATTAACTTTTCTAATCTTAGCAGCACTTCTTTGAATTCCAGGACGATTAAAGTTTTCATCTTGAATTTCTTGTGTTTGAGTTAAAATAAACATACCATCTGATGACCAATATTGAGTCTGGTCTTGATTATATTGAGCTGCAAGTAATGCATTTTTTTCTTCTAAGCTAATTGCTCCATTATCATAAGCATAGTTTACCCAGAAATCGCTAATTAAATCTACAGATCCTTCTTCTTCTAGCTTATTTAATTCTTCTGTAAAGTTAACATAAATGTTTCCGCCAACTTGTCTTCCATCTAAAACATCTCCTGGACTAATTGCAATTGATATGGCGTGATTTCTGTAAGGATTTTCAACTTCATCTAATCCTCTACGAATTGTATTGGCAAATGCTGTAATTACTTTACCAGCCTTTACATTTGCAATAGGTGTGGCAAGATAATCAGAGAAATGTCTGCGATAAAATCCGTAGCTTGCTAGAACAAATTCGTCTCCAACAGCAAACGCATTTTTATGTTCATATCTTGTAAATGGTCTATCTGTTCCACCAAAACGGAACTCATCGACATTTCTCCAGAAAGCAACTTGAGTTCTTACTAAGCCACCATTATCTGTAAGTCCATTTAGAGTATTAACAATTCTTCCTCTATTATTTTTATATGTGTCAAACCAACCAATTCCAGGATAGGTATCTTGATCTGTAGGAAGACCAGATCCTTGAGGAACTTGTGTTGCTGCATATAGATCGCTCTGTCCTTCATCTATATCTGGAACGCTCTCAACTCTATCTACAATCTTAAGATCAAGGGCAAGCTGAGCATTATTAACAAACAAAGATAATCCAGTATCTACTGCTGCACGAAGGCTTTTTAAGAAATCTTCAAACAACTTTGATTCTCTTAAATTAAAGTATGCATCAACAACTTCTTCTCCAGTAAATGCATCTTTTTCTTGAGAATCATTTGGATAGTTTTTAAAGAAAATCATATCAAATTTAGACAAATCAATATCATTAATTAAATCAATATATCTTGCTGCATTTGTTACTGGATCTGTAAATGTTAAACTTCTATTAACTAATACAGTTTTTGTATCTGGTCTATCCCAAACATTAACTGTTCTACTAAATGTAGTTAAATAAATATTTTCAACTCCATAGGCTTCTGGCTTAACAAGTTCAGAAACATATCGTCCAGTAATGTCTACTGGGAAAACATCCCAGCCTTCGTAATCTTGTGGAGGGGATGTATAGTAATCAAGAGTTGTAAGTTCATTTGGACCCTCGCTTGTAAATCCTGTAAATCCAAATTGTCCACTTAATTGTTCACTTGCTGTAGGCCAGAAGTAAAGCATCAAAGCTCTTGGTCTGTTTCCTTCAGCCTTTGATTCCTGTCCAATTTCTGCAGTAGCAGTAGCAACTGGTGCTTTGACTGGAACAATGTTAAATGAGGCAAGGTAGTTAAGAATGATTTCTCTTTCAAGAACATATGAGCCTCTGTTGATAGATATTGCTGAGATATTAAAGTCTGAGTAAGAATCTATGTCATTTGAGTTATACCCAATTTGTCCTGGAGCATAAGCAAATGCTCCAAAACGCTGGATATCAAGTTTTCCATCAACCCAAACTTGGGTACGAGGAGCATTTTGATCAGGACCATCACTTCTATATTGAATAATAACATGGTGCCATTCGCCATCTGCAATGTCTTTAAATCCACTAAATGCAATTGGTGAATTACTATCTAGCATTCCAAGAGTAGAATCTACTACGCCAGTAAATGTAACTTTACCGTCCTTAAGTCTAATTCCTGTACGATTTTTTCTAGAAAGACCACTTGCTGGATTTCCAGGATTAAATGCGGCTGTAATAAATTGATTCTTCTTTGTTGTTTGAATCATCATTTCCATTGACCATGTAGTTCCAGTTTGATATTCTCTATCGCCATTTTCTAAAGCGATGTTTCTTAGATTTAAAGCTTTTCTGTTTACTGTATCAAAATATCCAGCACTTGCAACAGGTAGAGGAACATCATACAAATTGTAGCCATAATTAGGTTGTAATGGACTTCTATTGCTATGAGCATTCCATCCGCCATATCCTCCAGCAAGATAGATATCGCTTGAAGTATTAAAGAATGTTATTATTCCATTATCAGTTTCTGTCTGATAATCTATTTCAAGAAGTCTTTGATACCACAAATCATCTGTTACTAAGTAGTAAGCTGGTGGCAATTGGAAGAATGAGCTTGCTCGCAAGGAATCTGCTTTAATTAATGCACCCAAAGTAGTTACTATTGCTGGATCAATTATTTCTGCTGGGATAGCAATTGCTGGGCTAGCATTCCATTTACCTGGAATCAATACTCTTGCATCTGGGAATGATGCTGATGCATCCATATGAAGAACTTGATTGTTTTCTCCAATATCCCATCCTGGATTTTCGCCTTGTGCAGATGCTTCCATAGGCTCAGCCAGATTAATTGTATTATCTATAGCCTCAAAGTTAGGATCTAAGAACATTGCATCTACAATCATTGGAGGCACAAATGGGAAAACATTAGGCAATTCAGCAGTTGCAGTCATTGGTGTTTCTACAATTGTAGGACCAAAGCCAGCTGAATATGTTGGATCTACAAACAAGCTTGATGCTGTCCAGTCCATTTCCCAATCTACTGCTTGGAATATTTCAAGTGCTTCCTGTGCAGTAAATGCTGTATTAAATACAGCCACTTCATCAACAGTTAAGTTTCTAGTTGCAGCAGCTGGAGCAGTATTTGGAACTCCACCAATTGTAAATTGTCCAGAATCGCTAAATGTATGTGTGGCAGATGTATTAATTGCTGCTTGTACACCATCTACATAAAGTATTAAGTTTGATCCATCTTTAACACCAACGAACATGTGATAAGCATTATCTGCATAATTTACAGTTGATGTTGCATCTTCAGTTGTAGTGCCATTTGAAGATCTTAAACGCATTGTTCCATTTGCTTGCTGTTGCAAAAACATACCAGTGCCTGATGTAGAACCAAATGCTGCAGTTCCAGCTACTCCATTAATTCCAGCAGATGCAAACTTAGCGTATACAACTAATGTTTGCTTATTATCTGTACTAAATGTTCCAGCTGTTTCGCTCCAGCTTCCAACAAATTGTGTATCTCTATTTGTAAGATTATAAGATTTATAAACTGGACTTGAAATATTTTGAGTAAAGTTAGTTCCTTGTGTAGTTAAAGCCAAAGTAGATGATCCAGTATTTACAGGAGCTCCTGTTCCTTCATCCATCTTAAAGTAGAATTTAGGCGTTTTAGCTTCTACATAATTATTAAATGAGTCATTTCTTGAGAATGCAGGATCTGGCATTCCAGCTGAAGCCTGCAAAATTGGTGTTCCGTATGAATAGATATTAGCAATTTGAGTAGAGGTAATATTTGCTGATGTTCCAATGTAGAATTGTGAAACATACATTAGTTCTGTAGGACCAGCTCCTCCACCACCAAATTGAGTTATAACAAAATCTGACATTGATTGTGTAACAGATACAGTACCAATAGATGCATTATCTACCCATAGTTGCATGGTATTTCCAGATTTGCGAACTGCTACATAATGCCAATTGCCATCAGTATAATCTGTTGAGCTTGTAATCATATTATTTGCTCCATTGAAACGAGCATTGACTCTAATACATCCAGTGTCTATCCATTCTACAACTAGATACTTTGTAACATCTACATTAGCAGCAAGAAATATATTTGCGTATTCATTGGTTGTTTTCTTTGTCCAAAAACCTAATGAAAAATCATCATCTGTAAATTCTGTTGTTGCTGCTGCTGAACTAAATGCATAAACACTTTCAGCCGCACCAGTAATTCTTAAAGCACCACTTCCTTGAATTCCATCTGTAATATCATTTCTAGAAGCTCCAGGGTAAAGATATGCAACATTACCACCAGTTCCATAGTTTGTAATACTCTTTTTGGCATCAAATTTATACCATTGTTCTAGAGTCAAGGTAGACATGTAGCCATCTAGAAGAGTAAAGTTGTCTCTGGTGCTATTGTAATGGTCTCCAGATTCCGCAGATGCTGTTGCAGGTGTCTCAGCAATAGATACATTAGCTATTGCGCTTACAATTGGATCTACAGCAAGGGCTGTCGCTGTAGCTGGAGTTTCATTAATTTTTACTCCAAAGCCAGCATCAACATGTTCTTGAATTGTGGTAGCTGATAAAGCTGTGTTAAATACTGCCCATTCATCAAACTTACCTGAATGACCTCTTCTTCGTGTTCCAGCTGTTGTTTCTCTCATCCAGTATTTAACTTCTGAATCCATTGAAATTGTTGTTGGTGTTGCTGCTGTAGAAACTAAAGATCCATCAATATAAAGTTTTGTGTTAGTTGTATCTACTGTGACTGCATAGTGTACCCATTTATCTAATGTGATTGTGCCTGAAACAGTTGTTGTTCCACTGTTAAAAGTTGCATAAATACCATTGCTACTAGTAACTATTCCGTTAGCTGAAGTTCCAGTGTGGAATATATATCTATTTCCACTAATTCCTCCACCACTTAAATCACCAGAAGTTAAATATGCCCATCCTGCTATAGAAAATACTCTGTCATTAAATATTGTTGTTGAGTCTGAATACTCAAATCCATATTCACCAGTAAAATCAGCATTAACCATGTGTGGGCTATTTTGAACTCCGCCTGTTGATTGAAATGTTGTTAATGAACCAGTTACTATTGATGGTGTGATGGATCCAGTATTGTTTACGCCACTTGAGTTATTCTCAAAATAAAATAATGGACTGTCTTGTGCAACTCTCTCTGAATATAATGACATAAAAATAGGCTGCTGGCGTTATGCCGCAGCCCATACTCCAATTCTGAATGATTCTGGGTTGATTGCTGAAATGCTGTGTCCGCCTATAGAAATGATTGGAGCAAAGGTGAGGTTGGAGACTACTGGAGTGAATACATCACCAGAAAGAGACTCTACAGTAGTTTGGACTACGACTAGACAAGCATTTGCTTGAAGTGCGCCAACCTCTACCTTTGCATCCATGCGTAATTACCTTACGCTACAGTGATTCGAACAATACCAGTCGAATCCCATGTGATTGTGAAGTTACCATTGGTTGAAGACTGGTCTGAACCAAAGTCTACGTATCCAATGAGAGCTGATGTGCTTGCTGTGCCTGTTGAATCATATACAACTGCATAACGAGCTGTGATTGTTGATGAAGACCATGTAACATCTGCAGCGTCAAGAACGATTACGTTTGTGCCTGAATCGTATGTTGCTGTCTTAGATGCTAGAGTGATTCCACCCTGTGTGTAACCTGTACCTGTGACTTCATTCGCTGAAACATCGTTGAAGTAGTCATGTGTATCTTGGTTAGGTGTGTAGGCTGAAGTAAGTAGAGCAACCTTGATTGTATCAGTGTCGAAATCTACTTCCTTGTTAAGTGCCTTAAGTAGGAAGTTACCGTATAGTTTAGAAGCCATTAGTCATTCCCCCTTATGATGCAGTCTTGCGAACGATTGCGAATGCCTCAGCCGCTGCAACAGCGAAACCACGACGAACACGAGTCTTTAGCAAGACGCCATCCTTTGAAAAGTCTGCATCACGAGAGATTGCAGATTCTACTGTGCTACGAACACCGTTGATCATCATTTGGCGGTTACCAACGATAAGCAATGGATCTCCAGTTGGAGCAGATGTAGCTGCAGCTGAAGTTGCTGCACCGTATGAAATTACTAGTGGGTATCCGAATAATGATCCTGGACGAGCACCTAGTGGATCTGGAAGAACAAGGTTTCCACCTGTTGTTTCCATCTGACGGATTAGGTTAAGCATCTTTGGGTGAACGATAACAACTGTGTTAGCTGCATCGAAATACTTTGACTGCTCTGCCTTACCTAGAGCATTAGAAATATCTGCAAACTCTAGATCTCCTGCTGTTGAGATAATGTTGTTTCCTGAATCGTACTGTGACACTGCGTAGTAAACAGAGTTGAACGGCTGTCCGTCATCTCCATCGCCTACAGCTGTTACGCCAAGGCATGCATTGTCATACTTACGAGCCCACTGTGAAGCCCATTCTCTCTTGTATGTGTTGAGTGTGTCAACGAGTGAATCGTTAACATCTTCCTCTGAAATGTTGAAAATCTGTGCGTACTTGCGAGCTGTTAGAACAATCTCATCCAGAGTTGTATCTGAATTAGGAATGTCTACGCCTTCTGCTACGATTGATGGTGCATCTGATACAAAGCGTGGAACGCCTTTTGTACGAGATGACATATTCTCACGACGAGCAAATGCTTCTACTACAGAGTTAGCTGTTGTTGCTTGAATAGCAACTGAACCAACTTCCTCTGGAATATAACCATTACCTTCGGTGAGATCTGTGCGACCTGCGGCCATAGTATTTCTCCTTTTAGTTAGTTAATTTAGGTTTTTGAGTATATAATCGTCCGAATATATTAATCGCAACCCAAATGTCCATTCGGAGCTGCATAAGACAATTATACCGTACTTATTATTTCTTTAATACCATTAAAGCTTGTAAATCTGATGCAGATTTAGGTACTTCTAATGAAGCAGTTACTCCTGAGTCAGCTTTTCCAGCTACAATGAATTTTGGATCAAACAATTCTGGGAAATCTGTCTTTAATATGGCAATTTGCTCATCAAGTCCAGCAATCTCAAAATCTTCAGTTAAAGATAATGCATCCATCTTAATATACTTATTTAGTCTATCTCCATGGGCAATACCTAATGATGCAAGATGTTTATTTACATGTTCCATCATTAACTTTGACTGGAATTGGGAAATCTTGGAGACTGATTCATTTACTTGTGCCTCCAAGGCTTCCTTTTCCAATCTAAACTTCTTAGCTTCCGCCTTCGCTTTATCTAAAGCTTCTAAGACGGCTTTAGGATCACGAATTTCGTCAGATGTACCTTCTACGATATTCTGTTCTTCCATTTTTATTCTCCTTGATTGTTTTGCTCAGCAGCGGCTTGCTCCAGAGCTAGGTTGTTCGTATTTAATCCAGTTCCACCAAGAGCAACTTGTGTTGCTGCCATGTCTGGTCTATTTGCCATTGCTTCATCAGCAATAATTTTTGCAATCTCTGGATCATATCCAAGTTCAAGAAGAATTTGCTGCAGAGGAACTCCGACAGACTTCTTGCGAACTGCAATATCCCATTGATCTAATGAATCGATTGACTCAGGTGACTTCCAGTCAATATCAACATCAGCAATGATGCCTTCGACCTTAAGCATGAACTTAAATAGGTCTCTCCATGTTGAACCTAATGCAAGCTGGCGGTTAAGAACCTTCTTGAATAATGGTGCTTCTGCTACACGCAAAGCCTGTCCTGATGGAAGGTATTGTGTTGATGAGAAGTAATGAACTGGTGTTGAAGTAATTGCAGCCATGTCAGAAACAAATTCATTTACAGGATTTGTAAATGTTGATGGGTCTGCTGCTGGGAACTGCCCAACAGATTGAACGCCTTGCAAGTACCAAAGTTGTCCTGGACCATTTTGAAGTGCTCCAATGTTCTCTCTGGCTGTGTCATCCTCTGAGAAATCATCTATTTCATTAGATGAGCCACCATTTGACAATGCATAACGCTGTGGAGCACCTTGGTAGTCAACAGTCATCATGTGAGTTGATATCAGCTTGTTTATGGCATCTTGAGGACCAAATGCATCTGCATGCTCTGGTCTTCCGTATGGTTTATTTGTTCTGAAGTGGAAAACTGGAATTTCATTCCAAGGATTGACCACAGTTTCAACCAAAGTAAGATTTGGAAGTCCATTTAGAGAATCAATCTCACCTAGACCTTCATACTTCTCAATTCTATCCTTGTAATACATGTTAATCTTGATAACTTTGCGGTTAGCAGCATCTGTAATCTGCCACATCTTTGTTGCAAATGACTTAATGCGTGGGTTTTCTTGGTCATATACAAGAGTAGTAGTCATAGGAGAGTTGTAATCTATTGCTAGATTCCCGTCCATATCTGGCCACACAATTGCGTAGCAATCACCATAAACAAGTGCATTGCGATGAATTTCATTGATATCAAGCTTTAAATCTGTCTGTTCCCAGATTCTGTTGATATATTCGTCTCCTGCTGGGCTTGTTGTGTCAACATACTCAATTTCTAGACGATTGTGTACTGCATCTACTACAGTCTTGCTAAAGTTAAACCTAAATGGTGTAACTCCTGAGAATCTTGATTGTTCGTTTCTAAATAGTCTGTACCAACGCTGATGAGTAAATACTTCATCGTTTGCACCTTCGTAATATGCCTCTGCAACCATATATCGATCTCTTTTGTCGATTATCTGGTCTAAAGCTAATTTAATGTCTGACATTTTATCTCCTTAAGTAGTTTAATTGTTTTACAAATACTTTTGGAGTACTATTATCCAAAAAGTATAGGATTCCTGACACTACTGCGTCCAGTACGTCATCGTGGCTAACCTTTGGGAAAGACCACATTTGTTCTTCTAGGACTGGGAAATGATTAGTGTGTCTAACTTTTCCTTGCTGATAGAAGTTTAAAGCTTTTCCTGCACGAACCTGCTTTGATACTGATTGTCTAATTGATTTGTAGCGTACTGGTATATCTTTAAATACATCTTGCCACAAATCTCCGCCTTGGTTTGTTTCTACATATATAATACCAGGATTATAATTATCAACCAATGCAGAAACTCTTTCTGCTAACTCAGATGGAGATACCTTTAATTGAAATGCATCTCTTACATAGATATATCCATCTTCGCCTCTGCTCAATACAGCTATTCCTGTATAGTCAGAAACCTTATTCTTTGTTACCGCTGGGTCAATTGAGATAATTGTATTGCCGTATTCGCTCTCACCAATGATTACATCCTCATAAGTCCAGAAATTACCATCAAGGTTAACTGGCTTATTCATGTAGTTCTTGGCAAAATCTCTTAGGTGTCTTTGGGACTCTAGCCACTCTAGAGGCCACTTCTCAGGCCATACGGAGCGTTCTGAGCCATCTTCAGCCGTCATTATGGCTGGATAGTAGTGGACAGCTACATTCTGGTCTGAAATCCACTCCAATGCCTTCTCACGCTGGCCTTCAGAGTGCTTTCTAAATTCATCCATCATAGAATTAGGCATAGTGGTGGTGCCCACAATAATCATGCGGGCGTAAATGTTCATTGGTGCAATGTCGTCAAATACTGTTCTACGCTGCTGTCCTGCTTGGTATTCGGAGTAGTTCTTTTCACCTTTTTCGATATCATCAAGAATAATGAGGTCAGGGCGTTGGCCAAATACCTTCTTACCCAGTGAGTTAGTATCAATACCATTAGCATCAAAGATGAAATCATTTGACTGAATAATACGCCAAGCGTTTGCCGCAAGGGAACGCCCAGTCGAACCGACAATTTTAGGAGTGCATAGCTCTGGATAGTCTTCTTTAAGATATTCATTAGTTTCCAATTCATTCTTGAAAGTGAGTAAGTGCGTCTCAGCTTGAGAAGCAGCGTCTGAAAAAGCAGCCACAAATTTAATATGGCCGTGAGCGGCGGCCCACATAGGAAGGATTAAGAAGATCCATGTAGACTTGCCACATTCTCTAGGTGCAATAAATGCATCTCTATTCTGTTTTGGAGCAGTTGGCTTATTGATCCATGTCTTTCCATATTCAGCAAGATCCCAGTGAAATTCCGAAAGTGTGAGCTCATCTTCCATATTCTT